TCACAATATCCAGAGGAAGTTTCACGAAAGCCCCAAGAGAATTCGCTGGTTCTTGGGTGGCAACCGAAGCGGCAAGACAAGGGCAGGGGCGCAGGAAGTCCTATGGTATGCCACGGGCACTCATCCATTCCGCAAAGTAAGTCCTCCCGTTGACCTCTGGGCTGTGTCCCTTGACTTTCCCACCTCAAGGGATGTAGCCCAGCCGATTATTCGGGAAGTCCTGGGTCAGCGGTATATGAAGAGGATGTATGAGGCGGATAAGATTCTTGAGCTTACCAACGGCTCTACCATCGGTTTCAAGTCAGTGGATGCTGGCTGGGAGAAGTTTCAGGGGACCGCCAAGGATTTAATCTGGTTTGACGAAGAGCCTACTTGGGATGTCTACCAAGAATGTTTAATGCGTGTGGTGGACAGGCACGGTTCAATCATAGGGACGATGACCCCCCTGCACGGGATGACCTGGGTATACGACGAAATCTATTCCCCTTGGCAGGAAAGAAGTTCGGAGGATATAGAATGTTTCATAGCCTCCATCTACGATAACCCTTATGTCAAAGAAACGGAAAGAAAATTCATTGAGGATAAGTATTTTGATGAGGAAAGGGAAGCCAGGCTCAGTGGTCGGTTCGTCTCGTTTGCGGGGCTTATCTACAAAGAGTTCAACCGTGACATTCACATTGTCAAGCGGTTCGTTATACCTGCCTCTTGGACAAAATTCCGTGGGCTTGACCCTGGAATAAACAATCCTACCGCCTGTATCTGGCTTGCTATTTCTCCTGAGAACGAACATTACATCTATGATGAGTATTGCGAAACAGATGCCAATGTCGAACAGAACGCAGGGCGGATTAAGCAACAAACTGGGTTGGCGGAGATTTCAGCGACTTATATTGACCCCTCGGCTTGTAATAGGAATCCCGCACACCCCCAGCTTAAGAGTTTGCGTGACGAATATGCAAAGTTTGATGTCTATACTGTTCCAGGAAACAACGATGTTCTCTTCGGGATTAACAGGGTCAAGGAGAAGTTGAGGATTAACGAGAAAACCAAGAAGCCCTCTCTCTACATCTTTGACGACTGTATGATGACTTTGAGGGAATTGGTGCGCTACCGCTGGGATACTTACCGTCATCACCCTGAGGAGAAGAATCCTAAGGAAAGACCTAAGAAGGTAATGGACCACCTGATGGACGCCCTTCGTTACATTGAAGCGGCAGACCCCATCCACTTGGGCGGGTATGCTGACATAGATATAAAAGAGGAGACTAAGTCAAGTAGGAAATATAAGAAGTATGGTTGATATTTGGAATTTTATTAAACATCCCATAAGACGTATAAGAGCTGAAATAAGATTTAGAAGGTTAATGAGAAAGTTAGATATACATTTAGAGAATGTGAAAAGATTTAACAGAGGAGAGTTGGATGCCTTATCGTCGGGTAGGGAAAAAGATTTACAGTAAGTCAAGCGGGAAGTGGAAACTCAAGCAGACTTGTAAAAGCGCAAAGAACGCCAAAAGTGCGATGAAACTTTTATACGGGATTGAGTCGGGTGCGATTAAACCATCGGAAGTCGGAAAGAAACGGAGAAGGCGTTGACTAAATTTTCGGTATTAAGGAGTATTAAGAAAAAGAAGAAGAGGAAAGAGAAGGGGAAGGGTAAGAAAAAGAAGAAGGGGCGTAGATAGTTATGGCACGTAAAAGACAGAAGAAAGGAGTCAACCAGCTTGACCCCAAGGTTTTATATGTAACCGAGAAGTTTGAGGAGTCAAAAGACCATTACAAGGAGCTCAGGGAGAAGTTTACCTACTGGGACGACCTGTATTTCTCTGTTCCAGGTGCTAAGAAATGGGACTGGATGTCTAACCTGTTTGACCCAGAAACCCATAAGGCGACAATGACCTTACTCTCAAGGGTAGTCAACAACACTTTCTCAGTTGACCCTCCTTACGATGTCGTTCCTTCCAATAAGGTAGTATCCGACCTTATCCGTGCCCAGTTATTCAAAGGCAACTTCTTTATCCAATGGGTTTTATTCTGCCTGCAAGTCCTGATAAGAGGGACTTCCATAGGAAAGGTTAGCTGGCGGAAGGATACCAAAACCAAGTTTACTTTAGAGAAGTCCCTGGAAAATGTCGTTAAGAATATCGTAAAGGGGCAGAATCCTCTTCGTTATGTCAAGAAACCCAAGCAGGTGGTTAAGTATGACGGTCCCATCTTCGAGGTCATTGACTTATTTGACTACTTCCCAGAGGCGCACGCTACCAAGGTGGGAGAAGGGGCACGCATATTCCGTTCCATCATTCCCAAGCACCAGTTTATGCGAAATCCCAACTATATCAATAAGGAAGCAGCCCTTAAGACGGAACTACCCGAATCTGAAGGGTGGTTTCATTCCCGTCTTAAAAGTCTTGGGATTCAGGAGCCCGTATTAAGCGGAACCGAGCATCTTCCTACCGACAGAGCCAAGAAACTGTCGGACTTTGTCCAGCTCCTTGAATGCGAGACCGACTGGTGGAATCCTGAAACCAAGCAGCTTGAGCCCTGGATTCTCACGGTTGCCAACCAACAGGTTTTGGTAAGAGACGACTCTTTCCCCTACTGGAATACCAATTCCCTCTACGTTAAAGGGGTATGGATTCCCGTCCTGAACGAATTCTACGGTATGGGTATTCCTGAGTTAGGCGAATGCTTACAGGAAGAGTTAAACGATAAGAAGAACCAGAGGATTGATAATGTCAACCAAGTCCTTCAGCCCATAATGATGTGGGAGGAAGGCTCTATTTCTCCCAAGGTAATGGCTAACTTTGAGCGTAAACCAGGGGCTAAACTGCGAACCAGAGCGGGTGCGGTTGCAGGAAAGCAGATTCAGTGGGATTACTGTCCCGATGTTACCGTTTCGGCGACAGTTGAGATTGCCGACTTAAAGCGTGCCATTGAGGAGGTAACTGGAGCGGTGCGTGCAATTCAACCTGCTTCGGTGTCAGGCGAACAGATTCACAGGACTTCCTCAGGACTTATGCTCCTTCAGTCAATGGCTCACGAGAAGATAAAACTGAACCTCAGCATATTGGAGAAGGATGTGCTGGAACCTGTCTTTGAGAAGTTCTACGACCTTAACCTTCAATTCCTGACTCCAGGCTACCGTATATTCAGCCCTGAAGGCAAACTCCAGATTTACTCTCCTGAAATGGTGGCTGGCGATTATGAATTCAGAGCCAAAGGCTCAAGGTATGCCTTAGACCAGCAGATGAAAATAATGAACCTCAGCCGTGTAATCGAGGCGTTGGGCAAGTCTGGTCTTCCTTTAGGCGAATTGCACATTAAGTTCTGGATGCGGTTGTATGATGCCCTGGGGTTTGAGGACAAGGAAGAAATTGAGCAACTCTTAAGGCAGGAGATTGCCAAATTTAACCAGCAACAGCAACAGCTTGCATTGGCTAAACAGGCTGGCGGACAGGGTGGAGGCGACACTAATCCTCTAGCTATGTTCCAGCAATTAAACCAGGCAGCGGGAGTTGACCAGACCCGCTCTGATATGGGACAGCAGATTCCTGGTGGCTATTAACAGGTAATGGCAGATAACACAAAATATTCGTTATCCGAGGCGTCGTTAGTCAAGCAACTCACGGACTTTGAAGGGTGGAAGATTCTGGCGACTAAATGGAGGGAACGGTATCGCAACCAGCTTCTAAGTCTGCGAAAGAAGAGGAAGGACGAAACTTTCTACCGATGTCAAGGATACTTAAACGCAATAGAAGAGATGTTTTTAGATGTTAACCAAACTCTAACCGACACGGAGTTTGAAATCGAAGGAGGAGAATAATGGCTGACCAGAAAGACGAGAACTTGCAGACTCCCCCTGACGACTCAACTCTTCCTATTGAGGCATTAAGGAAGAAGATTGATGGGCAGGGACAAGAGGAACCGCAAGCCGAAATTCAGGTGCAACCTGGAACAGGACCCGTCCCCGAACCTGCTGAAGAGGGGACAACGGAGAAGAAGGAGGAGCCTCCTCTAATCGCTGGTAAGTTCAAGACCCAAGAGGACTTGATTCAGGCTTACCAGGAAATCGAGAAGATGGCTCATAAATCCTCGCAACGTGCTTCACAATACAAGGAGATGATGAGTCCCTATGTGGATTTTGACGAGGAGGGCAACATTGTTGGCTTTAAACCTCAGCAACAGCCCGCTCAACAGCAACCGCAAGGACAAACTCAGCAACCCGATGTATGGAGTCAAATGGAGCAGCGTTACCAGATTTATGAACAGCAATACGGACCTATAAAAGCGAACCTTATGCTTCAGGCCGAGATTGCAAACGCTATCTCTCAACAGCAGCAGCTTCCCATAGAGGAACTCAGAGCCTCAAACAGCATTGAGGAACAGAAACGAGCCTTAAGGGAATCTGACCCCGACTTTACCAAGTTCGAAAAGGACATTGACAAGCACCTTAAGCGAATGGACGCAAAGTCAAGGCAGAACCCCAAGGCCGTTTACACCATCTACAATATGATTCTGGGTGAGAACTATAAGAAGCTGCTGAAGGAAAGAGAACAAGAGGTTTCCTCAAAAACAGCAGAAATCGAAGCACAGAAACAAAAGGCTCGGGTAGAACATCAGACAAGACCGCCTGAAGAACCTCCAGTTAATATAGAGAGTCTGAGTGCATCTGAACTTGCGTCTCGGATGAACTTAAAAAAAACTGAACGCTACTGAGAGGTGAAACAAATAATAAATGGCTGACCAAAAAACAAGTGATGCTGCGATTAGTAATTTGGTAGTTACCTACTACGAAAAAGTCGGATTGGAAAGGTTATTGCCGAAATTGAGATTTTATCAATTTGCGGACAAGAAGCCTCTCCCGCCTCGTAGTGGTAAAACAGTCCAATGGTATCGTTTCAGAGTTCAAGCTGCGGTTACTTCTAATATGACAGAACTTACCGTGCCCGCACAGGTATATTTGTCCGCTGACACCGTTAGTGCGACGCTTATCCAGCGTGGTGCGTATGCAAAAGTTTCTGACTTGTTGATTATGACTGCAATTGACCCGATACTTGAGGATGCGGCAATCCAAATGGGTGAGAAAGCGGCTCGCACCATTGATACCTATGTTAAGGATTCGCTTGGATTTTTCGTGATTGACCACGCAAGCAGGAGTTCAATCACTCTTGCACGTTGGGGGACTGGAACACTTAACTCCACAGGCGTTACTACAAGACTGTGGACAGTAGACCCGTCAGGAACGACTGGTGATGGTTTCCCTATGCTTCAGAACAATACCAGGGTATCGCAATCTTCAACAGTTCAATCTTTGACAAGTTCCTCGTTAACGGTCAAGAATATCCAACACGCTGCACAGTATCTACGCAATCGCAATATTGACCCGTATGATGATGGTCTATATGTAGGAATAATCCATCCAATCGCTGCTTACGACCTTATGACCGCAAGTGGTTGGAAAGGATGGCAGAAATATTCCTCACCAGAATTGATGTATAAGGGCGAGATAGGGCAGGTCGGTGGTGTAAGGTTTGTAACTACAACCGA